AAACGCTGAAGCGCCCTGGAACATTCCAGACTTTACGTTTACTCCGACCTTCCGAGACTTGGACGACGAATCCGAAAATCCAAAGCTTGAGGAACATCTTTCTCGCCTATCCAACTGGATATCCGACGAAAAAGTTTCTGTACGTCAGTACCTAAACACAAAGTTCCAAATAGGAATGATCGACAATCAATTTCCAAAGTTTCACAACTTGTACAACGAGATATTTCAATATAATCGTAATCTTGTCCACCAAATCAAAGAGGGTGAACCTTCCTTCTGGAACGGTGACACACCTAAGCCATACTTCTGGACCACACTACATGCCCGATCGCATGTTGTTGGAAAAGACGAGCCTGATAAAATCAGAGCTGTATTTGGCGTAACGAAGTTACTTATCATGATCGAGAACATGTTCATCTGGCCACTCCAGGCAACATATCTCAATGATCCTGACAAAGGTAATCTTCTCTGGGGACGAGAAATGATCCGTGGCGGCTGGAAAAAGCTATTCGCTGAGATCCATGAGAACGGAAAACCCAACGGCTTCCTTTCACTAGATTGGTCTCAATTTGACAAACGTTTACTCTTCGAACTCATCGATGAAGTACACTCAATCTGGCGAAGCTATTTCGACTTCTCACGTTACCAACCGACCTCATTCTACCCGAATGCTAATCCTAGAGATCCTGAACGCCTTGAACGTCTATGGAAATGGATGTGCTACTGTGTTAAACACACACCTATCCGTTTACCAAACAACGAACTATGGAAGTGGACCTACAATGGTTTTTCTTCTGGTTTTCAACAGACACAACTTCAAGACTCATTCTCAAACGCAATCATGATACTCACTTGCCTATCTTCACTTGGCATTGACATCGACCATCCAACATTTTGGATACGCGTACAAGGAGATGATTCACTCATCGCATTCTATGAACGAATCTGGTATACCTACGGACCCAACTTTCTAACCCAACTGGCTGACTCGGCACAGTACTACTTCAACGCTAAACTTAGCACCAAGAAATCACAATTCAGTGATCGCTTGAACGGTATGTCTGTCCTCAGCTTTTTCAACGACTTCGGTCTCCCTTATCGGACTGAAGAAGACTTACTTCGACATCTG